TTCTTTATGTCTTTCATGCGACGATGCAAGTCGATGAGTCGTGTATTTGCCTCTAGAGTCTGTCCAATTAATTGTGCAACAACTTCATATGCTCTAGGTTGCTGACTGTCCTCAGCCAATTCAAGAATCCCCTGTATAGCACTATTGGATTGCTCAATCACAACCTTCAGATTTCTTCTGACTTCATTATAATCGTCATCGGCTTCATTTGGTTTGTAAGTTTTACCTGATATTTCTATCTGCCCTGAATCAGATCTATTGACTTCTTCTCTATATTCAGGTGTAATATTCAATTCCTCTGAAATTTTATCATTTGAACTTAGCATATAGTTTATGGTGCTCCTGATTAAGGCTGACCGGAAGTAGTACCCGGAAGATATGTTGTATCACCGTAGTCCGGTCCTGATATAAAAATTTCTGCTCCATTGGTCGATCCAATTGGGGAATTGGCATCATAATTCTGTGCATTAACTCCTTTTTGAGGATTAACTTCAACCGTAGAAATTGAATTAGTAGGAGTTATTGTTGAATCAAAAATATCAAAATCAAAAAATGTTGTTTCGGTTTGTGTAATAAGTTTTTCTCTTTTCACAGGACCGTATAGATACATCTTTGCTGTAAATTGGATATTCGATATTGTAATTTTTCTTGTTCCATAATCCCCATAACTCCCGTCATCACCGTCACTCATCGTGGTTGAAGAAAAAACTAATGGAATATCAACATCCATATCAGTTGGCTCTACTGCTTTAATAGTAAATGTAAACTCAGGACCAAACATAGGAAGAATCTGTTCTATAATTTGCAGATTGTCATCCATTGTTTTACTCATGATATTTAATGATAAAGACAAATTGTATGGAACTTTTTCTAGTCTACGATACAAATCATTATCAGAAGAAAGTGCAACAGTTTTTTGTATGCTGTTCAATTTTCTAGATGAATCGTATTGAAGATTACCGATTTCAAAAGAAAGTCTCGGTAAATAGGACTCTAAAACTATTTTCTGTTCAAAGTCTTTTCCAATTCTATCAAGCCTCGACAAAAACTTTTGCTTTGGTCCATATGAAATTGGAACTTTGATTCTTTCAATTTCAGAACCATCCGCACCCTTTCTAGACACATATATGTTATCGAATAAAGATGCAAAGGCCACAACAACTTTTCTAATAGTATTATGGTAATAATAGTCGCTCATAAACAATTTTCTGAAAGAGTGTATTCACCAATTGTCATATCATTTATGTTGTGAATTTTGTTTTTGCAAAAACATTTAGATTTAAATGAAAAACGAATTGGAACGATTGAGGTTATACATTCGTTAGAATTCGCATTTTGAGATTCCGAAAATATGTAAGGGGTTTTATAGTCCGAAAGATCCATTTTCCATCTTTTGACATCTGTTTTTCGTAAAGGTAAATCACCAATTCCTGTACACGGAGAACTTGAATTAAATGTAATCACTCCTGCGGGAACTGCCCCAAAACTTACACCAGGCCAATCTATAGACAGATTAGTTAATACTTTAGCAGCGCAAGATATTCTAAATCCTCTAGTATACTCTTGACCCATTCTATTAAACCAAACTGGATTTATTGTAGGAATTTTTTTACCAGAAACTTTTGCATTTATGTAAATCATCCACCAACTATCAGTGAAAGGGATATCATATGGATGATGCAAATCTGTTTTGCCATCTCCACCACATATTGCCACTCTCCATGTGTAATTGCAAATGGGATCCCCATCAATCGGAAGGTACGGAACCATTCCGCTTTCTATAAATAATGGATGAACTATATCATCACAATTTTTTTTAGATGAGTCATTTTTCAAATGATCTGAAAGAGAATTTATGGAACTTTTCCATTTATTCCACAATCTAATGGTTCCTTGTGTGCTCCTGTCGTTAACAGGAGCAAACCAATTTGTCCAATACCTTTGTAATTTTTGACATGCCGATATACCAGAAATCCTAATTTTTTCAGAATCGGGATGATCTGTTGGTATTGATAATTGAGCGTCGATCTCTTCGTAACATTCGTCCCCAAGCAAAAATTTTAATTGTCTAGCACTACAGCAATCATTGAGATTTTTAAAATTATTCTCCCACGATAAATCTTCTCTCAACCAAGGAATAAAATAATCATCACTTTCAGAGTTTAACTTAACAGGAAATCCTCTAATATGAGAAACGCTATTAGTTGACGAGTAAATATTCTTCGTGTTAGGGATTTCCATATCATTCATAAACTTTAAAATCAACTTAATCGATAGTGTTTAATTTCCTCTAAAACAAATTTCGTAAAATTTAACCTAAATTATCATTATTCACATTTGTTGCACATTTGTTGTAGAAATAATAATTTCCCCGCAGATATTGTCATTACCAACTGTAGGGCCACCACCACCAACATTTGGATCCGGAAGCCCTCCGTCTTGAGAGTTGGAATTAGAACGGAATAATCCAGTATCAATATCAATTTTTCCCTTTACAGTACCCACACACACAAAACAATCAGGAACTGGCGCACCGTTTGAGTTCATTATAAAATCTGCAATCGCTGCACAACTAATCAAATCTCCTTCTAATGTAGATGGATTGTCTGGATCTTCAACAGTCGGACAGCCTGATGGTACACAATATTCTTCACAGTCTCGTCTACAACATACCCCCACTTTTCCACAGCAGTGTATGATTGCTCTTCTCATAAATTTATTAATGGCATTTTGTATTTCTTCGGGATCTCTATATTCAACTTCCCCGTTCTCGTTGCATTTAAGCCAATCGAATTCACATTCAATGAGTCTTCTAAGTTTTTCATACACACAATTCATAATTTCACCGATTTTTGATGGGTGATTGTTAAAATTGTCACAAAGACTTTGAAGCCTCTCTATACAACCATTTGGAGCAGGAGGTACTTGCGACCCCATTCCATTCGGCAAAACACCATATGGATTATCAACTGATCCTGGTGTAGTATCAATACCATTACTCTGGAGACATTGAGTTATTCCGCTTAATCCTCCAGCATTTTCATACAAATCGTTCGGAATACTCCAATTGTTACGAGAGTTTGAACCATGCTTAAATAATTCTAGAATTTGACATGGATTCTTTAATATATTACCAATGACTACAGGTAGCATTTGTTCAAACATCGTATTTAAAATAATGCTCCATTCTTCTCTAGTCAGGTCAGGGTCACCTAGTGGACTACCAAAAGGTTTCCTCAAACAATCCAGTCCCTGCGACACATCGGGGCATGGAGATTCGCCGGGTATATAATCATTATCGGTGCTTCCACGCCAATTGTCTGGAATGAATTTTTGATATCCGCAGAACTGACAGGAACCTGCACTCCGGTCGTTACCAAATTCCCACATCCATCGCCGGATTATAGACGAAAGATTGACATCACTGCCCAAGCCTAACTTGTCCGCTAATCGTATTACTTTCTCTAGACAATTCTGTAACTCAAAAAGGAGCCCCTGAATTACAGTAGGATCGTCGTAGTAATCAAAGACTCTAGGTGTTTGACAAGGACCACCGGGGCCACAATCGGTATAGTAAAATTGATCAAAACATTTCTCCATAAGACATTTTATTATTTGTAATCTATATTCTAGTGTTTTTATTCTTCTTCGGAGCACTTCGGAGCAATATCGTAAAACTGAGTTTGTTGAATTATTCGGTAATGAAAGATCCTCTGCGGATTCTGCGGAAGTATACTCAACTAAAGAAGCATCAGATGCTCGTCTATAAACAACTGAAGCACCCTCACCCCTCTTATAAAGATCTTCAAATTGTTTAAGAATAGCATTCCAACGCCCTACATTTCCACCAATACCATTTTTATTTACAGAAGCATCTCTATGACATTTAATCCAATCAATCAAAATTTTGATATGTGCTCTTGGATGTGTAATTCTATTGATACAATCATCAAAATCTGTAAATAATTCAATTCCATTTACAGTAGGAGGATTAAACCCACAGGCTCCTGCTATTTTTTGGTCCCTCCGATTAAAAGGCCACGAATTAATCCCTGAAGGTAAAACAGTATTATATTGAGTATACAATTCTTCTGCCTTATTAAGAGAATCGCATGCAATACTTCTTTTTGCCCTAGCATTCCAAATATCAGTTGAAATATATCCTATTGCATTAATACTGTCAATTATATTTGAATCCAGTAAATCTATTGCCTCTGGTAGAGTTGGAATTGGTTTATTAGGTGCTTTAAATTCTTCTGTTGCAACTTTAAGAGCGTCTGTTTGTGAAGAAAGTATATCACCACCAAAACATAAATTATCATTGCTACGAGCAATTGCATTTGTTAATGCATTGTAAGCATATCTGTCTATAATATTACCTTCGTTGTAAATGTGCTTCCACAATTTTTCAATTGAGTTATAGCAAGTTTCGCTACATGGAGTTTCACACTTATCAACAAAATCATAAAATAAACTTGTCTTTAAATGCTTCAGAGAGGATCTTTCAAGTAATTCTTGGCACAATTTAAAAACATCCTCACAACAGACTTTTTTGTTGTTTTCCGTATCCAAATTCAAAAGCCGTTGTTGGAGCGGCTCAGTGGGACAATGATTAAATACATTATTAGGATCTGTTGGTGATTCAGCACATTTGCATCCCATAGGTGCCCAATCGGGCAATAAATCACTTCCACCATCGGGATTTTGTGAGTTGTCTGGTTCTGTTAAATGCCGATAGGGGTCAAATTCTTCCCAAATTTGCTGTCCGTCAATAGGACTAGGTTCTTTACACATACACTTATATGCGTAGGGCACTGGTGGATCTGAAGCGGTGCCATTGGGATTACTCCAAATTGGAACTTTTAAACACCTTCTCGTTAAATCTTGATTTTGATCAGGCCAAAACCATAGATGTGGCGGAAAATTACATGTGCCGGGTGGGGCAATGTTCTCTAGTCTGCTTGGTTCGTTGGGCGAGGGTATAAATGGTTCACCAGTCGCAGGATCTGTGACTTCACAATTCTGTGCGGGGTCATATAAAAGAACACCACCCCTTGCACAAGAAACTCCCAAACGATTGGGATATTTTTCTAAAAATTTTCTTCCAAATTTTGGATTTAATATAGGAAGCGTTTTTCCTAGTAGCCTTCTAGTTTTATACACCTTCCACCATTCTTCTGAAAACGGTATAACAAAAGGCCCAAAAATAGGCTCGTCAAGAGGACCATTTAAAGCATAACAATAAGTATAATCACAAATTGACATCTCGGGTGGGGGAAGATAAGGGACTCTCCCCTCCCTCATATCATCTGGATGCACAGGAACATTTTCTCCCTCACATTTTGGAACTCTATCTGCGGGAGGTGTATCCCACCACTCCTTAAGTTTTTTGTAAGTGTCGTTGTAGCGTTTAGTGGTGCTATCTGGTGGAACAGAACCATCGGGATTGGTGGGTGGGTTAAACTCATCCACCCAATATTGCCACAAACTATCGCATGCTCTTTTTAATGCAGTATATGCCTGAAGAACTTGTTGTATTTGTGTGCAAATTGGAAGAGTAGGAGTTTCGTTGCATCCTTCATCAGCAAGTTGCTGTATAAGTGTATTAATGATTCCTTCTACTTGTTGAAGATAATCACAGGAATTTATATTCAGTTCCGGAAAGCCAGGGGGTCGGACAGAGTTTAAAGCGTTATTGAAAGTACAACACCGTTCAATTAAATCTCTTAGTAATGGTGAACTCAGAGGGTCATAAAAGAGGGGAGGAACAAAAGGGGCTGTTGTGGGGGGGAATCGACCTGGAGCAGGAATTACTTCAGGATTTACTGCAATAAGTTCAATAACTTCAAGATTAGGATCTAATGTATCAATTTCGATGGTACGATACGGAATATATGATCCTTCAGACATTTCCCCGCCAAATGGGTTCAGATCACCTAGAGATACATTTTCTATTGCGGTTATGAGATTAGGATTTAAAGAATTAGGTAAATTATCCCTATAATATCTTGTTGCTAATAATTGCGTTACAAGATCTAAAGCATTTTGATTTAAAACTCTATCGCCGCTATTATAGATGTGTGTCCATAAATCAATAATTTCATTGACGCACTTTCGGCCACAAGGATCATCTCCACATTCTCGTGAAAGAGTATTTGAAAATTCTGGATCTAATTTTCCAGTAAGATAATTTAATGCTGTCCTACAGCCTTGAGTTTTATAGTCTAAACCTGTGGGTATTTCAGTTCGGTTTATAGGTAAATAACTATCTTTTGGATTTCCCTGAAATGACATACTAATCCTCTTTCTTCGGAGTTGCCTTATTATGTATGATACGATAAATTCTCACATTTATTGTATTTTAAAATACCTTATTTTAAAATCACATATCATCGAAAGGATTACTTTCATCAAAATTAAGAATACTATTGGCTTCTGATTGAATTTGTAGATTGTTTGCAATGTCTAATATACCTAATCTTTCTCTACTTGTAATTGGAGATATTTTTGCATATATGGAGTTATCAGATTTTGTTAGATAGGATGGTGTTTGATTTGAGCCAAACAACCACTTACCAGAAACATCGGTAACAGAAAGTTTGTTCGGAGAGCGGTTATTGTCGATTGCTTGAATTTTCGCCCGTGCAGTTTCCCCCGAAGTTCCTCCTGTAGTCGAGCCGTTCTGGAACTGATATACAAAGTCGCCTTTTCTGAAAGATCCTGTTCCATAGGTGGTCTCCAATCCTATGTCTAATTTGTATCCGGTCTCTTCATTAATTACATCTATTTGTTCCACACCAGTATTAAATTCTTCTTCGCTATATTGGAACAATTCACAAGTTAATTGATACGAAAACAGTTTTCCAAGTTGATAAAATGGATTTTCATGCTCCACAAATTTTATCTCAAACAACCCACGATTCAATGGAAGAAATAGCAAATCTCCTTCTAATGGTCTACCTTTACCGGTTTCTCTAATAAATCTTTTCTTGGAAACTGTAAATTTTACGCTATCTCTAATCTCAAATCCAAATTTTGTAAATGTATCTCCACCCTCAAAAGCCTGAGTGGTATCCATATACATCTCTATCATTGAGAATGAATTGAATCTTGAATACTTAGACTCGCCAAAAATATCATCTCTAACAACCAATTCCCTTGGAATGTAGTACATCTCCAATCCGTGAATTTTTATCGCCTCAACAGTTAAATCCTCAACCAAATTTTGCTCTGGTTTATAGGTGTGATTATGGAGTCTAATGTATGGATTTAATGTCATTGATTATCCCATCATAAAGTCTACTGGCAATTCATACTTAGAAACAATGTCTTTCTCAAGTGCTTCTATTTCTGTATTTGCTTCTTGAACAATTTCTGTTCCTCTAAGTGTAATATCACCGGGCAACTTTACTCCGCTATATTTACTAAGATTGACTCCCCATTGTTTCTTTAAAAGAGCAGTAGCATATCTTTTCAATAATCTATCTTCATAAACTTCAGGATAAAGTCTAGGATCCAAAATCCTGTAGCATTCTATGATCAGATACATTCCAGGAGTAACATTTTGCGACCAATTCATGTCTATGTACAATTTATTTTGCACTCTACTAAATCTTACACTTTTATCCGGAGACAAATACTGTCGAAGCATGGACAGGTACTGCTGTGTTAAATCATATTGAACTAAATCTATTGTTCCAAATGTATACAAATCATTTAGAGCATACTGATATCTAATATCAAACATTCCAACTGATTGTTGTGTAAATGGAAAAACTCTAACCACGCTTGTGATTATATTTTCCAATAAAACATCATCTTCATTTGTGGCGGGGTCTACTGTGTTGATTGCG